TTCTTTTTATTTTTACAAGAAATAATATTGAATCTCTTAAGAAATTCACTATTTCTATTTTCAACAATTTGCGTATACATTTCTTTCATCCCCGGCCGGGTCTCGAGGATAAACTTAATAACAGTTGGGAAATCAGGATGATTATCATATTCATCAACAAAAGAAGTAAATGAATCTGAACAAAAATCAAAAAGCAACGAATATAAACTTTTAAACACTCGTTGACCAACAGGTTTACCAGTTGTCCAATAATGTGAGCAAAAATCTAAATCTTTGGATACACTGACGTCCTTGAGAGGTCGACCCATTTCAAAATAAGTGGGTTCCTTCAATTCATGAGGGGATTCGCCGCAATCATCCCCGGCACTGCTACTACGATGGTAGTGTCCTGAATCTGATAAAGCAATAATTATATCAACCGCACACGATAAACGTTCACGATTCATAGTATTAAAAACTGAAGTTTGCTCACGACCAGAGGCCTGATATGTTTTCAAATAAATTTGAGCATACACCCTGCCACTGGAAGTGTAAAATAACTTAGCCATAAAAGTAATTTCCAAACCATTCATGATTTTATAAATTTTTGCATAACGACCACTTTGTGGATCCAAACCATAAGAGTTAAAAACTAATTCAATGCTCTTTTGATTTTCAAAAAGTGTTTCTTTACTGTCATACTTCATAACATCACTACTCTGAACCATTTTTCCACCTAATGATGCTTTCTGCAACTTACAATCAGTAGAGGTGAAACCTACACCAATGGAAGAATAGAATTCATAACAATGGGATTTAAATGCTTCATTAAATTTTCCATAAAGTAAACGTTCAATACATCCACTAACAATTGAATTACTCATGATAACACGACCAATTTTCGTTTTCTTAATTGCTTCAGTCTTTAAACTAACGGTTTGTGGATCTGAAGCAAAAACAGAATATAAATCAAAAGGTTTCATCTCCTCGGTTACATACTCCAAAATAAGTAGTCGAAAACAAATTGCTTCAACTAACTCATCAAGATGAGCATCAATAACCTCACCTTTATTTTGGTAAAGAAGACACATAGGAAAACCAGGATGCTTCGTACGATCAACGCTTAATATAACGGATAAAATATCCTTATATTGAAGCCCATCATTAAACCAACGTGGTGGGGTGGTTCTAGGAGTACTAAATTTCATAACTTCATTTGCCAAATTCAAATAGTGCTCCGTATATGGTGTTTCACTACGAGCATTATCACATGCTTCAATAAGAGCACATAATTCAGTAATAGAATCAGGTAAAGGGTAATGATAATCATTCAATTGTGGAAACCTTTCTAAAAATTTTGGAAAATCTTCGGG